TTCCAAGTCGCCTTCTCCCACCGGGCCCAGTTGCGCACCACGTAGGCCATTCGCATGCTGCCGTCGGCCAATCTTAGTTTGCTTCCCGTGGCGGGCGGGCGGAAACCTGCACGCTTCAGCTCTCGGGCCAACGCATTCACGGTCACCTTCTTCGCGCCTGAGGGATCGTAGAGCATGTGTAGCTCGGGCGCAGTGACCAAGTCGCCCTTCAGCTACGCCTTGGCGAGCAGCACGTCTCCGTTGTCTCGGAGCTCACGCACCCAGCTGCCCAAGTCGCTCTTGCCCAGGTCCTGCATCTCACGCTTGCCTCGCGTCTCTGGGGCCGGGGCCTGGGGGTCGAACGCATTGATGTTCAACGACAGCAGGTAATGCCAAAGGGCCGCAATGCCCGCGTCGCTGTCTCTCCACTTCACGTACTCTCTGTACGGTGCGAATTTGTCCGCCGCCACCTCGTGCACGAAAAACCGTCGGTCTCCGTCGTCCATGTAGAACGCATCCGGATCGTTCGACGTGTAGTAGTAATTGATCGTGTCCGGAATGGCGTAGGACGGCACGTACTTCGGGTTGAGGCGGATAGTCTTCTGGGTGACCAGCGTCATAATGCGCCGCATTAGCTTGCGATCTCCCTTCGCAACAATATCGTCTGCCAAGACGAATTGTTTGTCTGCGGCCCACTCCATTCGGTCGTCGTCGAATGCGGAGTCATGAATCTCTGCGGAGTTCTTCACCCCATACAGACGCATTAGCGTGTGACCCACTAGAGTCTTGCCGCTGCCGTGCACCGTACCCCAGACCAACACGGCCGTGGCCAACTTCGCTCCTGGGTGCTGTATTGGGTAGGCGCACCAGCTTTCGAACCAATGGCGCGCCTCCTCGTCATTGCCGAACAGATGTCGCATTAGCGCGTGCCAGTGGGAGACGTCTCCCTTCGCTGGCTCCGGAACGCCCCAACCTGTCCAGGTGTTGAGGTAACCGTCCTCAGTCACTTCGCCTGCGGCTGGAGCGTAGATAACGCCACGACACTCGCTGCGGTGTTCCCACTCGATCCACGCCTTGGCGGCAGGCATCCTTACCATCGAGCTCCCCTGCTTGGTAACTCGCTGCTCCCAGTAGTGCACGTTTGCGAATGCGTGGTCTTTGAACGCTGACGGGGTGAGTCGCTGACGCATGTCTCGGTCCCATATCAGGCCCGGGTCGCGCACATAGACGCACCGCGTGTTCAATTCGTGGAGGGCTGCACTGCCCGTGAACTCGTAAGCTGTCTCGAGAACTTCGCGCTGGAATGCCTCCAGCCCGTTCAGCACCAGGTAGTCGTCGAGTCCCACCTTCTTGACGTCCTCCAGCCCGGGAAGCCTGCACACCCACACGGAAGCCCCCTGCTCGACCAGGCGCTTGGCCAACCGACTCTCGGCGGAGACGATGTCGGGGTTCGTAGCGGCGTCGGAGTCGAAGACTATGTAGACCGTCCGGTCCTTCCACTGGAAGCCGTGGAAGCCCGCTAGGAGCGGCTTACCCTCCTTGGCGGATTGAAAGCACCACACACCCCCCAGCCCGACGGTGGGCAGCCCGTGCTTGGTGGCGCAGGCGCTCTTGAGCTCACCCTCAGTGATAAGCAGCGGCACGTCTGCGTCCGCCGCCACTGCAGCCCAGTCGACGAAGGGGGGCAGGTACAGCTCGTTGAGCGTACCGCGAGGCTGCCCGTAGCGCATCGGCTTCTTGGTGGTGTACTTGTCGAACCCCTTGCGGGTGTCCTCCATGTACCGAACGCGGAAGAATTTAGTTGTCTCGCCAGCAAGATTGAAGTATGGGAGCCTGAACCCTTCGGCGGAAGCCGGTAAGCCCAGCTTGGGACACTCTTCTGCGGTCACGGGCGTAAAGCCCAACAGGGCCGCGTCCTCCGCGTCTAGGCCCGAGGCCATTAGCTTGTCGAAGACCTTGTGCGTGAGTCCACTGCGTGGAAGGCTACGTGCCAATGCGATTCTCCAGGGTGAGGTGGTGGGTCCCCGCCACGCTCAGCGGCCACGTTCTGCGCCCGTGGAGAAGCGCTAGATGCGGACGCAGACGTCGCAGTTCCTGAGGCTGTCTAGTGGGCGCCGAGGGCAGCGGGGAGCGCATTGTGGCCGACTTGCGGGGGTCAAAACAAGCGTGGGAACTCGGTAAGTCAGTAAGTGCGGTTAATCGAAAGGAGACATCTACATATGCAGAAGATAGAATGAGGCGAACCGCGTTACCAAGAATCGGTAGTGGAGAGACATACATTCGAAGTTGTGCGTTTGGCAGAAGACTGTGCAGGAGCGCGGGTTGCGAGTCGGTATTGGAGTGGAAATTTCTGCGAACTTCGGCGTAACGGTTTTGGAGACGTTGTTCTGCGTTACGCCGTTTGCCTACTCTCTCTACTACTAGGAGTTACTTTTTTTATATATAAAGAAAGAAAGAAGAAAGAACTAAGAACCTAGCGCTGCGGATTTAGCTTGGTGCGCGGCCAGTTCCGCCGGACAACGACTGTTCTTGTCGGCCGAAGCAATTCTTCCACCAGATGTCTCCTTATGGCGAGTACCCAACAGTTACGTTCAGTTACATTTAGCCTCCTAGTAGCTTGGTGGCCCGTTTGGTTCCTGTCGCAGTCGCCCATAAATAAAAAATAAGTAACCTGTTAGTTAGTCTCCCCCCCAATTTCCTCAAATGTTGTGAGGCAAAGAACCGCGTTTTACAGACGCAATTCATCCGCATCGAGAACTCAGCGCTCAGAACGTCGACGTAAGTGGATGCAAACCACGCTCCAAACACTCCTTGCTCAACAAAAACATTCCCAGGCACAATGACGCGCATGAATCTCACAAATTAGTCCCGCTAATCAGGGCTAATTCAGCACCCAAGTTACAAGGAAGTGGCGGTGGCTCGGTCTTCGGCGCAGAACATCCTCATGAGCACTGACATCCCCGGCGTGTTTCGTTCCCGCGCCGGGGTTTTGTGCAATGAGAAGGGTGTCAGCCTCAGTTTCACGGAGCTGAAGTCCAAAGACGACGCACGTTGGGTTGAGGCCGTAGGCGCAGTGCCGACGACTCCGGCAGAGTTGCTGAAGGCGACGGCGATGGACCCACGCATGCCACTCGGCACGCGACTGAGTGCTGCGCGCCAAGCTGCTCCGTACTACGACATGCGCATGCCGCTGCGCATCGACGGCAGCATGACGGCCAAGAGCGGCATCGACATGGCCAAACTGGCCGCCATGCCTCGGGTGAAGCGCGAGACGCTGCTCGAGCTCCTCAAGGCAGCGGGCGTGGAGCTCTGAACCGTGGCACCCACTCGACCGACGAAAACGCTCGAGAGTCGGTCGACGCCGCCTCCCCAGGGCCAACCCCTCGGCCCGTCGTTGATCGAGCTGGGTACAGTCGCTCGAGCAGTGCAGGCCTCCCTGCTGAGCGACTCGCTGTCCGACTTCGCCAAAGCTGCGTGGCCAATCCTCGAGCCGGGCGCGGAGCTGAAGTGGGGATGGGCGCTCGACGCTATCTGCGAGCACCTGGAGGCCGTGACCGCAGGGCACATCACGCGGTTGTTGATGAACGTGCCGCCCGGGTGCATGAAGTCGTTGTTGACGGGCGTGGTGTGGCCTGCCTGGGAGTGGACGCGTCCGGGGCTGCGGTCGATGCGCTACCTGGGCACCGCGCACCGACAAGACCTTGCAGTGCGCGACAACATGAAGTGCCGAAGACTCATCCAGTCCCGGTGGTACCAAGAGCGCTGGCCCCTGACGCTGCTGGGAGACCAGAACGCCAAAGGCAAGTTCGAAAACGACAAGACAGGGTTCCGAGAGGCGATGAGCTTCACGGGCATGACGGGGTCTCGTGGGGACAGAGTCATACTGGACGACCCACTCTCCGTCGACAACGCGAACAGCGAAGCAGACCTGAAGGCCGCGGAGCTCACGTTCACGGAAGCACTGCCCACTCGCGTGAACAACGACAACAGCGCCATCGTTGTGATCATGCAGCGCCTCCACGAGAACGACACGAGTGGGATAATCGTCTCCAAAGCGCTGGGCTACACGCACCTGATGTTGCCGATGCGCTTCGAGCCTGAGCGACGATGCGTGACGTCCATCGGCTTCCGCGATCCGCGCAAGGTGGACGGTGAGCTGCTCTTCCCTGAGCGCTTCAGCGAAGTGTCAGTCTCTCGGCTCGAGAAGACGATGGGCTCCTACGCCGCAGCTGGACAGCTACAGCAGCGCCCCACGCCACGTGGTGGCGGTCTGTTCAAAGAGAAGCACCTGAAGCTGTGGCACAAGGACAAGAAGCTGCCCGCGCTCCACTACGTGCTGCAGAGCTACGACACTGCGTTCACGGACAAGACGACCAACGATCCGACCGCGTGCACCGTGTGGGGCGTGTTCGAAGAGCGCAAGGGAGTGCACAGTATGCTGCTCCTGGACGCTTGGGACGATCACCTGCGCTATCCCCAACTGCGCAAGCAAGTTATCGCGGATTGGAAGGCAAAGTACGGTGTGCGCGACGACGACCCGTCGTTCCCAGGTCGCAGGGCCGACAACGTGCTGGTCGAGGCCAAGGGCTCCGGCATCAGCATCATCCAAGACCTCCAGGCTGCCCGTGTGCCTGCGCAGTCCTACAACCCAGGACGCAGCGACAAGACACAGCGCGCAGAGCAGAGTCTGCCTGTGTACGAGATGGGCGCGGTGTACATACTCGAAGCTTCCGTCGAAGCTGCAGAGGAAGTGCCGCTCCACCTACGCAAGTACATCAGCTGGGCACGCAACTTCGTGGACCAACTAATCAAGTTCGGTCCCAACGGAACGGCGCACGACGACTACGTTGACACGTTTACTCAGGCTTGTCTGTATCTGCGAGATGCTGGGTGGCTCGATCTTCCTGAAGTCGAGGAAGACGAGCCTGAGCCGTCAGCCTACGGCGCCAAGCCTCGCAACCCTTACGACTGAGGGCGCACGATGTTCCTCACTCTGGCGTTCATCTTCTTCGTTATCTGTATCGTGGAGTCCCTCGCACCATGACCCTAGCTCCTCAATCCATCGGCTCCGGCCACTTGGGGCTGCGCGATGCAGCTACGTTCGCCACCATGGACCCGGTGCGCTTCGCTGGCAATTCGGTCTTCGTAGACGACGGATCCAACGTGCTGCAGGAATACTGGAGCAACGGGACGGAGTGGTCGCAGACGCCTACAGCCGGTCAAGTGCGGGCGCTGAGCACTTTGGCTCAGGGGGACTTTTCCAATGC